AATTAATAAATAATCTAATCAACAAAACAAATAATCTTAATCAATCTTTAAATAACTCTCTCTCTCAGACTAAAATAGATTTAATACATGAACAGTTAAAAATATTTAATTTTGAAGAAGGAGAACGAGAGAGGATTATCGAATTAATAATTATCAGGGGATTATTCTCCATTACCAAACAAGACATTGCCAAACAGGCACAATTTATGGCCACAAGGCCAGATATAAGAGATCGCTCTTTATATTTCGTAAATGGACTTAAAATCAACGAAGGGAGAACGTATCCAACTAAAGCCACAACAAACCAAGACCAGGAGGCCGTGACAACTCCATTACCATTTTATAATTGGCTTGAAAATTAAAGAAAAAGGAGGATAGCCTTGATCGAGAGCACGATTAAATACGCTGAAACTATTCTAGGCAGAAAATTAACAGGCGAAGAATTAATTCTAATGGGTGTAGCTTTCCAAGACGGCTACATCCAGGGATTAAAAAAAGGGGGAAAACTCGATGATGGAAAAAAATAATATGGATTGGTACGAACAAATGCACAACAATTTAAGAAAGGTCGCCCGAAAGTATGGCTTTATGGTGGCCGTTACCCAAAACAGGGGAGGCGAATTTGCCGACTTTATAATAAATATTGACGAATCTAATATGATGGGCCTAAAATTAAATCCTGCATTATCTGTAAAGCCGTTTAAATTGTTCCCATACGATAAAGATATGGGCCTTGATGATATTGACGAATTTTTAGAAGGGTATGCCCTGGCTCGTGAAAACCTTTAAGAAAAAGGCCGAAAAAGATTACAGGCGAAAAGAAGCGCTGAAAAAACAGACTCCTAAATTAAAGCCTTTGAAAGTCGATAAACGAAATGTCTAAAAGGTGATGAAAATGAAATATAGCCGAGAGCAACTTGAAGGATTTTTTAATTGGCAAATGCTCAGTAGCTTAAAACACTTTCCCAATGATTACAATGCAGAGGACGAGGCGAAAGCGTTTGCGTTTTCTAGGCCTCGTGCTGATGGTTTTATAACGTTTAAAACAAAATACAGGGGAAAACGCTTCTTCTGGATTAAAAATGCCGAGGCAATGGAAATAGACCCTATGGAGTGCTATTTACGGACTTTGCCTAAAAACCCCGAAAAACTTAGAGAAGCAGAAGGACCGAGCCAAGCCTTTAAAAAAAAAATTCAAAAGATGCTATTCAGTGAAAAATAGGCGAAAACACAAAAAGCCTTTACTGTTGTAGCCGAACAATAAAGGCTTTCTGCGTATTTTTAAAGGAGGATTTGTAATGGCGACACCATGCACTAACAACAACGACTCAAACCAATTAAAATCGCTAAAACAGAGCAGTTCCGTTGGTGGAGAAACCACAAAACGGCTTTATACGCTTACATGCTATAGCACGTTTTGAAAAGCGCATTAAATACCTTTAGGGTATGTAGTCATAGTGTTTCTAGGGCAGATGAAAATTACTAATAGCAAATATTCCCTTTTAGGACATAAAAAAAAGACCGCCTGTTAAGACGGCCTCACTAGAGGGAAAACTTACATGAGATAAGAAAGAATATTACTTCACTAGTCTTTCTTGTTAACATAGGCGTTATACCCATCGGCTATTAATTTTTTCGCTTGATTTTCTGCATTGTCGTAATTTGCGTAAGTGCCTGCGATCACTTGATAAAGTTCACCATTCGTTACAGGCGAATTGTTATCGGTCGGAGGTCGTATAGTTCGCTCTATACCGAAAAACTTCTCTAGGCCATTCACATAGCCTTGTGAGAGCATGTCCAGGAAGGAGTCTTGTTTTAACAAATTGGCATCACTAGAATTTGAAACAAACAAATTTTCGCCTAAACAAGCTTTCATGTGAGACTCACGCAACACGGCAAAATTGGCTTTTTTCTTGCCACGATCTGACGAGATCATTTTGCCGATCTTTTTAATCACTTCTTCATGAATTAAGTTCTGAAAAGCGACTGTTGCAGGCGAAATCAAGCCGTTATGAATATACGTCTCGAAACCTCTAGCTAAATTACTTGTAGCTGAATTTAGATGAATGCTGAGAAAACAGTCTGCGCCCCACGTGTTCGCCTTGTCTGTGCGTTGATCTAGCGACAGAAAAGTGTCGTCCGTTCGAGTTTGCATAATCTCAACATTCTTATACGCCTGTAATTTTTGCTCGATTCGTTTTGAAATGTCCAAAACCACATTTTTTTCTTGTAACCCGTTTCCAATTGCGCCTGGGTCTTTTCCACCATGCCCTGCATCCAGATAAATTCTAACCATTCTTTGACCCCCTTTCAAAGTAAAGTTATTTTATCCTATGGACAAGGTTTTATTTTGTGATAAACATTTGAGTCCACATATGTCCGTAACTACCACCACGATAATAACCAACGCCAATGTGTGTGTACTCGGGCTTTAAAATGTTGGCTCTATGGCCTGGGGAGTTCATCCACGAAGTCATAACTTCATCGGGTGTACGTTGTCCAGAAGCAATATTTTCGCCTGCCATTTTGTAAGATATACCAAATCGTTTCATCATGTCGAAAGGTGAGCCGTAAGTTGGTGATTGGTGACTAAAGTAGCCTTTATCGGCCATATCCTGTGATTTAACTCGGGCCACTCGTTCTAGTTCCCAATCCATTTCAAGGGGCTTTAAGCCTGCAGAGTGTCTTTGCTCATTGACAATTTTTAATACGCCAACCTCGACATTTTTTACATTGTCGATATTCGGGACATTTAATTTTTGACCTGGGTAGATCATAGCAGGATTTTTTACAGTCGGATTCGCCTGTATAATTTCTTTTAGGCCTATTTGATATTTCACGCTAATTTTCCACATGCTATCACCAGATTGGACCACATGAACATTTGTACCTTGTGCATCTGTTGTTGGTGGGTTGTAGATCATCAAGAAAGAGCCTGCAATTATTGTAAGTGCAATTAATTTTTTGAACATTAGAATTTACCCCTATTCTTAGCATTGTCTTTATTTTGTTCTGCTACTTTCTGCCTGTTACGAGCCTGCATAGTCGTTTTGACGCCAGAATAAAGTCCCGAACTAATTAGGCCAAAAATTGCGCCACTAAGCAGGATTGAACTGAAATCAGTACCATTATTACCGTTGCCTAACCACGAAACTATAATGCCGACACCGATTGCAACTAAAGGCGCAAAATGATCGGGTATAAAGCCTGTAAGCTTGATCGCCTGAGTTAGAGCAAGTACGATCGGGACGACAACAATTGCATTTGTAGTGATTGCGCCTAAATCGAAATCCATTTATTTATTACCTCCTTTTTGTTCATAATTAGCCTCTTTAATTTGGCTAATAATTTCAGTCTTTGCGTTTTCGATATTATTAATGATTTGATCGTAAATAAATTTATTTTGCGTTTCGATATTTGCCATTTCGCCTTTAAGGGTCGCATTTTGTTTTTCGCTCGTTTGATTCGAAATAAAGGCAAAAACCATCGAGAGTAAAACGCCCTCAATGATTACACCTATAAAAATTTCAATTATGCTTATATAGACTTGTTCGGGCATATTTTCACCTATTTCAAAACTGTAATTTCTAATCTTGTATTGTAAGAACTTACTCCATTGAATTTACCAGAGTCCTCATTTAGAGCCGTTGCGCCCCTTATGGCAATTCCACCTATAGCCGTTCTTTTATCGGTCATAGTAATTTGAGTATTTTTTAGTGTTACCACATAACCACCGTAAGCACCATTTGGGACATGCAAAGTTGAATAGTCGCCCCAATCGGCATTCGTTGTACCGTTCCAATTTCCAGAAGGTTCACTTGCATAAGAATGTTTGCCTATTACAATATCTGGCGAGCCGTTGTCAGTTCCTTCATAACAATTTATCCATAATTTTGCACTCGTTACATTTCCAAAATCCCCAGGTCCGAGAAAATTCTGGATTGCCGTCTTATTAAAGCCGAACATTCCCCTGTAATTTGTCGTTGAGCCTGTAAGAACATTTCCTTGCCAAACTCCATCATCTAAACGAACACCGTCACCACGGAAACCTTGCGACCATGTTGCGCTAAAAGTTTGTGTGTAATATTGTTCCATTGGATAATTTTCATATTGATTGGTTGTATCATAATGATAAATTCTACCGTCACTTTCTGCGTTCGTAGTATACTTTTTGCATATGCTTTTACTTTCTGAACTTGTAGTGTATTTGTATAAAACGCCTTTTCCCATTTAAAAATCAGCCTCCTATACTTGATAATCAATTTGAATCCACACACGATGTTCTACATTACTCGGGCCAGGGTTGGCCGTGGTGAAAAATATTCTAATTGGCCTGCCTCCCGAATTAGCAAATCTACCAACAACTAAGGAACATCCATTCGGGTCGTATTCCCAGGTCGCATATGCCCCTGCAGGCGCAAAACTACCTTTAGCCTGGTATTTGGTCGAAAGATCGACTCCTGCTTCTTGTAGGGCCGTTGTGGCGTTTATGAGAGTCCCTGTTAAAGGGCCTGTTAAAGTTCCGCCTGTTTTATCTACTTTGGCATCTAAACTCGCCTGAGTATACTCTATTCCATCTTCTATTTTATTTAAATTTGTGGCGTCTAACGGTGTTCCAGGTGCGAAAACCTGGCCCTCGGACGGTGTTAAGGTGATGGTCCCGTCTCCGTTATCAGTCATAATATAAGTTCTAGGTTTTTCTACTTCCCTGTTTGTCCATTCTGTCTTTATATAATCGGCCAAATCAAATCACTCCTTCTTGTCCTGCGATCAATTGACCGCAATATGGAATATTGGATATGTTGTTTTCAATGTTATAAAACATTTCGTATAACATGCGCTCGTACCTGGTTGCATCTGAAAAATCAAAAGGCCTGTCATGTGTCCAATCTGTTTTAGATATATCGAAAATTGAAGGTTCTGGAAAGGTTAATTTCAAGCGTTCTAAATTCGTTTCGAGACGATTTAAGCTATCTGCATACTCAATCGTTTCTTGTGTTCGCCCGTAAAAAATTTCATCTAACGGCACGATCTCACCACGGAAAAGAACAATCTTTTCTCTTACGATCGTCATTGCGTATTCCACACGGTTTAAATCCTCATGACTATAAAAGTCTGCAGGGGTCCAATCCATTTTTAAGGCATCTATATATTCTTTTGGCTCCAAATTTAGATACCACCTTTCGCCTCGGTTATTCCATCCAAATAGCCTGCGAAATTGTATTCTTGTTTGGTGATACGGGCCTTTTTCTTATTGCCGAAACTATCTTCAACCAAAATAACACTTCCGCACTCTAATACAGGATTTTGTCGCCAACTGGCCGTATATTCGGCTATTAGGTTATACTCCCTAAACATGAATTCGGCTATTAAACTCGCCTGTTCTTCTGTATTTATTAAAGGGTTATTGATCTCGTACCCTATGCCCTCTTTGACATTCGGATTTATAAATTTAATATCTGTGATTATTTCGGCCGATTCATGCACTTTAATAACTACGTGCGTAACTTGTTGGCTTAATGAGATTTTAGGCGCTTTAAAAGCCGTTTCGAAATCAATCACCTGGAATTGATAGTCAATATAAATTTGTGGCCGAACGATCGGGCCTGCGATCTCCTGGCCTGCAAACGTGATATAGCCTGTTTCGAAAGTTAATTCTTCGAAATGCTCAATATCAATCGAGCCGTCTCTAATTTGTCTTACAACACAACGGCCTGCTATAGAGATCATTTGAAGGGCTTCACGCACTTTTATAGGCGCTATAAATCCATTTGTCGGGATTGTTCTCAATGTTTCGTCTATTTTATATTTCTCGACATTGGATTTAATTAAAATATCTTCTGCTAAGTCATAAAGGTTCGTGTTCTGTAATAGAGTAGTATAGCTAACGGCTTCTAGCTTTGTAAATATGTCCCGACCTACAAAGGTAGAAGTCATTGCGCCTTCTTCTACAGTCCACTCTGTAAGAAAATACTTGCCCATCGGAATCCATTCGTATTTATTTTCGCCTATTAATAAGCCGATTTGAGCCGTCATCTCCTGGTTGGGTACTAAAAAGCGATAGATTCCGTTGGGATTAAGTATGTTGAAAAGTTGATCGCTATTGTCCAGGACGAATTGCATTTCATTACTTGGCACGGTAGAAGTTAATAAGTCCATTTCTTCAAGAACTTTAAGAGAAATTAATTTATCGCCTGTATATTCTCTAACCACACCAAAATCTACTTCAACTAATCTTGATCGCCTGTAAGGTTTCGCCCATTTTATGATCTCAATAACGATTTTTGAGTAATTGTCTAAAGGTTCATCGAAATAATAAACAGAACCCGTATTCCCTGTAATCGTTTCAGAAATAAGTAATACATCTGTAGCTGAATACGTCCGTATTGCAAATTCAGAAGCATATTCATCGGCCTGGTTATCAAAAGTGAGCGTTAAGCCAATGGAACCGTGAGGCTCAGTAAAGGTAAAAGTTATGGTTGGATTTGTAACATAATATCCATTTTGATCTGAAATCGAATCACTCCACCAACCTAACTCACTATCCCCTTCATTTTCTTTCGGGGGAATACAAAAAGTGCCGTCTAGTTGAAAATAATTAGGCTCATAAGTAGCGTATTTGTTGCTCATGCTACGAATTTTATTAATCGCCTGGCTTAAACGGCTTATAGGGGCTTCGCCTGATACTGAAAAACTAGCGTCCTCATAAGCTTCAACGGCTAATATTTCGAATGAAACTTTCGCCTGTATTGACCGGTTGGGATCGTAAATTTTATTTTTATAAAGATTGCTAAATTCAACCATTCACTCTACCTCTCAATCAAGTTAAAAGTTAATTCTTTATATCGTGGTTTGCCGTTAATATAATCTAACATGCCAATATTACGATCACCGCAATAAAAAGAGCCACTTTTCATTGATCTTGTTTGTGGGTCCATATATGTAACTGTATAAGATGTTGGGGCGAGTTGTATTAAAATAGTTGAAGCTTCACTTTCTGTAACATACGCATACGTTAAAAATAATTTTCTTTTGGTTGCTACCCTTTCGATAATCATTGTACCGTTTGCGTTTCTTTCAGCTTTTGATACATCCATATAACCTACTTGAAATTCAGCAGGAGTAGGCAAAGCTATCCCACTAACTGAAATAAGAGCCAATTTGCGCCACTCCTTTAGATTGTTCTGATTCTAACATCGTTTCCTACACGATTTTGTTCACGATCTAAGAAAGGTTTTACAATACGGGCGAAACTTCTGCCGTCGATATTAAGTATAACGTCGCCCGAACCTTGATTACCGCCTGCATTTCCTAATTGCATGGCCTGTATTACGGAATTGGTTAACATGCTTTGTAAACGGTCCAGGGGCGCAATTACTTCACGGCCTCCTGGATTATCACCTACCATAGCGAGCATAGGACCTGCAGTAATACCACCTTGCGCAAATGCAGGGATTTTAGGAATATTAGGCACTAAACCAGATACACCAGGAATTTTATTTTTAACGGCATTTAACCCACCGATTAATTCATTGATTGGCGCACGAACGGCATTTAAAACGGCTTTTAGCCCTTGCGTAATACCTTGTTTAAAGGCGTTTTTAATATCTTGGAATCTGTTAACGATAGGCGTAATAATGACACGGGAGAACCAATCTACTGCACCATTAAAAGCGTCTTTAATTCCTTGCCATGCCGTTTTTCCTGCACTAACTACATCACGGGCGAATCTCACCCATCTTAGGGCCATATTTAGGCAAAATGTATCCCACCACAAACCGAGATTATCCACAAAGCCTTTAAAGAAATCTTTGATAGTGGTTATAACGCCTTTGCAATTTGTCCAGAAATTTTGGAAAAATTTTATAGCGTCGTCAACCCAAGTTTTCCAACTTTTAAGCATGGCCGTAACTAGGTTCACAATGCCTTTTTTCAAACCGCCTATAAAAGTGAGGTTCGTGAAATTCCAAATCGCTTGAAAGGCTCCGATAAAAATTTTCTTGACGCCTTCCCAGGCCATTTGCCAATCTCCTGTAAATATGCCTGTGAAAAATTCGATCAAGCCCTGGAAAAATGTAATAACTCCACTTATTAAGCCCTTTATAGACTCCCAAATAAAGCCGACAACAAAAGTGATAATAGGCATAATAAAATTCCACACATTTTTTAAAGCTTCTGTGATCTGAGTACCGTTTTCAGTCCACCAGGCACTAAGCATATTAAACTTTTCTATTGCAAAATCAGAAATAGCCGTCCAAACCTTACTAGCAATTTCTTTGATCGGGTCGGTGTATTTCTTAAATTTTTCTGCTAATGCGTCCATAGCTTCGTCAAATGGGTTAAAGTCTGGGGCAGGCATTTCTAGACCGCCTAAACCGCCCAGACCACCGCCACCACCGCCACCACCGCCTGCGCCACCGCCTGCACCGCCTGCACCTTTATCGGGTTCGGGGTCTTTAATGGTGTGTACTTCATCAAATCCGAATGTACCTGACCATGCTTTCTTGGCTTCTTTTCCTGCTTTTGCCGATTTCTTGCCTGCTTTTGAAGCAGAATCGCCTACACCGTCTAAAGCTTTCGCCTGTTGATTCGTTGTTTTTACGTCTCCTGCCGATACAGGCGCTTTGAATTTAAACCCTCCACCAAATAACGCTCTAAAAAAGGCTCCGATTATTTGCAAGACTCGTATGAGCATATTAGCGAGGGTTGTTAAGATCGGTAAAACAACGTGCAGTATGGGCAAAAAAGCTTGGCCTAATGCTAAACGAACGTTCGCCAGGCTTGCCGTGAATACGGCCATTCTTTGAGCCGTGGTATCTTGCATAGTTAGGCCTAAATTTTTTGAAACTTGTTCGAAAATATGGTGATACAGGATTGTTTTTCTCATGTTTTCAGAGAGTTGGTCCCACGGTGCGCCATCGGCCATCATTCTATATGATTCGCCTGCTTTGATCGCCGCAATTCTCACATCGACTCCGAGTTCCTGGGCGCCATCGGCTTCCTGGTTCATTGCCGACCTAATCCGATCGGAAACCTCGGTCATCGCCATTCCACGTTTGTTCGATATAACGGCCGCAAGTTCCATCATTTTGGTTGTTTTGTCCGTTAAATCGGCCGTATCTGTAGCGATAGACTTAAAATTTAGAGAAAGCATATTTGCGAGTTCTGCACCTTGCAACATAGAAAATCCCATTGCAGTACCCGTATCTTTTTGCCATTGTTCAAACTGTTTTCTGCTTTCGCCTAAAGTTTCGCCTAATGTAGTCATTAAGGCCTCGTACCTCATGGCATCCTGGATACTCGACCCAAGTAACATACCGCCACCGAGAACACCTGCGATTCCTGCAATTTTACCCTGTATTTCTTTTAATGAGCCTGTCACGTTTCGTCCGAAATAAGCAACATCTTTTTGGGCCTTTTTCAATCCTGCTGATAAGCCCGAAACATCTGCGCCAACTCGAACTAATAAGTTCCTAAGTGCCATTTATTCACCGCCTTTTATGTGAGCACCCCCAAATTGAGCATTTAGGCGCTTGACCGTTTGAAGCATTTGGTCGTCTGTCATAGGTGTTTTTTCTTCTTCGCCTGTAATTTTTCTTAATTCCTTTTGTAGGTTCGGTAAACGCTTAGTACGGTGATAATATTCCCCGAGCCATACCAAAGTGAGTTTATCTTTCATTTCGGCCTGTTGCTTCTCAAAATGGGCTTCTACATAAAGGGATAACTCGTAAGGGGTCATAAAATCAAATTGCTCTATCGAAAGACCAACAAGGATAGCAGTCTTTAGGGCAAATTCCCAATTCCATTTAGCCTCGATTGGGTTGCCCTCATTAGGCCTGCTATCCTTTATTAGTTTTTTTCTTTTTGCGTTTTCTGGAAGGACTGTTCTAAGGCTTTATTCATAACATCCATGATCTCACCAAAAGAATTAGCCGAATCAAGTAAATCTTCCATATCTTCAAGCTTTAATTCTTCATTATGCTCTCGTGCGTCAGCTTGCAGGCCACACCACATAATTTTTTCTAAATCAGCTAAATCGAAATCGTTTTCGTCCATTTCTTCGATCTTTTTGCCTGTAAGCTTACCTAATTGTTTTAGTGCTTTATGTCCAAAACGGACAAAACGAGGCCGATCTAAATTAATAACTACCATCGTGTTTTTATCGTTGTTTTCGCTCATTACTTCGCTCATACTCTCACACCTTTATAAGATATTAAACAGGGGCTACTAATGTGGGACGCCCTGAGACTTTTAACGTTGCTTCAAAGCTAATTAAATCTTCTAACTCAACTGAGGTACTGAAACCCGTAACAACGGCCGTAAAGGTCCATTGTGTGCCTGTAGCCGTAAGACGGTCAGGAAATTCAATTGTATAAGAATCTAATGTGCTTGCTTCGAAATCCTCAAATAAAGGACTATGATCGTCATAGCCGAAATGTCCAGATAAAGAGACTTCTCCTGCGTCTTTTAGGCCATTTACAAAAGTACGGTATCCACCTTCTGTACTTAAATTTGTACTTTCCACTGTATCGGCCGAAACTCCCACACCATCAATGGACGTTAAATTTGCAATTGTTACGTCACCTTTTTTGAGTGTTGTACCTATTCCTACGATTGGCAATTAAATACGCCTCCTTAAAATCGGACTCTAATATCAAAAGAACTAATATGAAAATTTGTAGTATTATCAATATCTTCTGTTGGTTCGGTATGGCTTATACTTTTAATGATTGGCCCATTTTGGCCTATACTTCTTTGGAAAAAAGTTTTTAGGCGATTTGTTACATTTTTTGTTAGGCTTTTCATTTGTTCATATGTTTCGGCCGAAACGTGAATTTCACAACTCAATTCGGTCATGTCGGTTGGTCCAGAAAGGGCCATGATCGGCTCACCTTCACTAGAAAAATAAACAACGAAAGGAGGCGTCATATTCTCGGGCGCTTTTTGAGGATAAATTTTTCCCGATAGGCCTGTAATGGTCTGCAGTTCATAAGTTAAAGCTTGTTCGAAATCCATTCATGCACCTACTTTGTTAATTCATCTATCGAATCACTTAGACTTTCAATTACCTTTTTAAGAGAACTTGCCTCATTTTGCCGTAAAACTTTATCGGCCCAATACATCGTTTTCACTTTTACATGGCCATTTTTGCCTTTGTACCCGTATTCGACTGATGAAGGATAATAAGCATATGGAGTCTTACCGCCATAAACGCCTGTAGTCGGCTTTCTAAACTCAGGTGTCATTTTAGTATCGAACGACAACCTGTAAACTCCTTTATTTCTTTTGTTGGGAGTTTCCATTTTCTTTTTAATGGCCTTTTTTAAATTGCCTGTTTCGCCTGTAGGCGCATTAGCTTTCGCATCTTGTAAATCCTTTGCAATTCCTGCTCTGCCTGCTTTGGTTAAATGCTTTTTAGGCATTCTGCCTAATTTGTTAAATTGGGCCTGTAATTCTTCTAAGCCCTCCACTTGAATGTTGAGTTGACTCGCACCACGAACCTCAGCCATTAATTAGCCCTCCCGTTGGTAAAGGGTCTTTTTCTTTGCAAAAAATAAGTAATTCATCGTCTCTTTCATAACTGTTTACAGGCGCAGAAGTCATTTCAAAAATCCTAGCACCAAATTTAATGCGCATATTTGATGAAATGCCTTTCGTATATCTCAAAACGATTCTATGGCTTATTTCTGATAGCTTTAGATCGCCCTGCAGGGTTAAAAACTCCCGTCCAGATAAAGGGAAGATACCTACCCGAGAGGTAAAAGCATCTTCCCAATTGTTTTCATCATTTGTAGAAGTTTCTCCATATGAATTCTGGCTCGCCTGTTTCAATCTTTGAAAGGTCACAATGTGCCTGTATTTCCCTGCGTTAATTCGTGCCATTTTATCACCTACAATAGATTTACCGAGTGCATATTCAATATGGTTTGTATAACAGGATTCACGTTATTGTTTTCGACCGTATAAACACGATTGTCATATAATTCAGAGGATAAAATAAAGACGGCCATAGATAGATCGTCTTTAGCGTCCAGGCTTTCATTAGAAAGGCCTGTGTAATTCCTTACAAAGCTTTTAGACGCTATCAATATGGCCGAAATTAACGTATCATCTTCGTCATGATAAACATGTAAATAGTCTTTAATATGCGAAATCTGGATTTGGCTTATTTTCATTCTTTTTCAGTCGCTTTTTTAGAAGTCGCTCTCGCCTGTTGTTCAGCTTGTGCGTTCATTTTTTGGTTAGTCTGTTGTTGTTGATTAGCCTGTTGTTGTAACTGTTGGCGAATTTGTT